GATGTTCCATTGTTGCCCCGAACACTACTAAATGTCGTGTCTAGCTTGAGTATTGGAATTTCATGGCAGATCCTCAGCAAAATCGAGCTCAAATTGCTTGATCTGTGCACGACGCTTTTTAACTTCATCCATCAAATCTTTTTGAATAAGTTGATCACGCCCAGAAATTTCTAATTCCAAAGCATTCAACTCGGTCAAATCTGAAGCGTTTTGAATGCGAACCAATAAGGACGGAGGTTCTTTAATTTCTGGCTGAGGTAACTCAGAAAGTCGGCGGCTTACTGCGGCGTGAAGCGGGGCGGATTGTTCTTGTGTCCAGCCCTTTGTGTGTTGAAAAACAGAGTTTGCTTCTGCTGATGATTGAGCTTTTGATGCTTGATCAATCAAGTCGTTGAGTATTTTTTGATGATTATCATTTGAATTACTTTCTTCTGATTCTGGTTTCACAAACTCCGATGATAGAGTTTCTTCTACATCATCATCAATAGCTGTGATTTTATCCTCAGGTTCTTTTTTGCGTTTGGTCTTCTTAGGTTCATTACCAAGACGCGTAACAGAAACATCATCACTAAATTCACAACCAAGCATCTTACATATAGCTGTTAATTGAAGTTTTGCATTTTCAGCGTCACGTTGAACAAAACCACTATTGATAGATTCAACAAGCGCATTGGTTTTGAAATTCATAACATAGATGGACGGGGCGTATGTGCAGATAACATAAACTTCTTGACCGTCTTGATATTCATCAAGCTTGAGAGGCTTGGTAAATGAGATACCAGCTAATTCAATCATTTCCAGTTTGATACAGAATTCATAATGTGGCATCACAAATACAGTTGCCGGCATGTGATCAAGTGGGCTGAATTCTTTATCACCGGGTAACGTTCCATCACCGGCATATCGGCAAAGTACAGTTTTGCCAGTTTGAAGGGCATTAAAGGCTTCTTGAACATTTAAAATACAAGTCATCTTCTTATCCTTTTAATATGGTTAATGCTTTTTTAAGGCTTAAATCTAAATCCGATTGATTAAGCAGCCAATCACGATAATCACGAGGCAAGTCTTTAACTGGTGTGCCTTTATGCTTACCAAAGCGTATTTTTTGGAATGTGTGAGATTGCTCAGACATCAAATACAAAGAATTCATGTCTTTAATACCAAGTTCTTTACATAAAGCTTTCAGCACAACCGCAGTAAGCAAAATATCTTGCTTGGCATTGTGAGCATTACGAATGCTTTGTTTGGCTTTCTCAGAACCATTGGTCAGCATGTAAATCAAAGCTGAAATGTTATGCGCTTCATCTGGCCAGACCATGCGAGACAAGGCTAATGTGCAAATCGGCTTAGCATTAAAATCTTTATGTGCTAATCGAACTGCATTAATGTCATAGTCAATATTGTGGCCAATAATGTATTCACACTCTGGTGCACGAAACGTTTCATAACTTGGCTTGCCCGCAATATCACTTTCAAGAATGTGATGCACAGCCATCGCGCCGTAAGTAATGGGCTCAGGACAAGAAAAATACTCGTCATATACCGCGTCTTTATCGACAGTCAAAAGACCATCGATAAACGAGCAAGGTGCATAAGCAATCTCAATCGGAAAGCCTTTCATGTCATGAGTTTCGGTGTCTAAAATAATCGCATTCATAATCTAGATCTCAATAAGGAAAATCATCATGTTGCGAGTTATTTAGAACTGGTGGCGCATCGTTGTAATAATCGTCAAATCCACCTTGGCCATAACCATTGTTTTGACCATACCCTTGATTATTTCCTTCATATCCACCGTTATTCTTTGGTTTACGTGTGGTGATTGGATTTGACATTAAAGAAGCGAGTAATTTAGGAAGCGCCTCTGGTGATGTTTTTCGCTCAATTAGCTCCTTAGCCATCAATTCACTTTGCTCATGAAAACAAGAGAAGAAATTCATTTGATATTTCCAATCCCCACTATCATTTTGATAGTTTTCACGCTGTAGTAAAAAACCAATACGTTTACCTGCCACCTCAGGTGCCACGATGCAATTTTTCATAACACGTTCTTTTGCATCGAAATCGTATTTTTCCAATTGTGCATTTGTTGGGGTTAGTCCACGAGCACCTACGCAAGCAAGTAATGCATTGATTTTATGAACCCCACTCAAAGGTGTGCCGTCTTTTTTCTCAGTCCAGATTGAGAATGAAGCCGATTCTTTATTATCGGTTTCAAACTCGATTTCAAATCCCGTGGTACCAGATTTAGCAGTTATGAACTCCATATGTTTAATGATTCCAACATATTTGCCTGCCTCCTCGATGCGAAGACTACCGTCCGCTTGTTTTGCTGATTCAGGGTTATAACCAAATTGTTTGTATTGCTGATTCATAAAGATTGCTCCAGTTGATAGTTAAGAATTTATGCGTGTTGTGTTTGAGAATTTTGCTGTTGCGATAAGTTGCGGATGTTGTAGTATTCGCAAATCGCCTTATCTACTTCATTCAAATCATTTTCAAAATGATCTTCTTCAAAAAGCCCCATCGGCGCTTTTACAGTAGAGTTGCCATTATTTTTGGTCTGAAAAATATACTGCTCGTTTATCACTGAAGTTTGAAGGCAAATCGTAACCATGCCTTCGAGAGTGATTTTTTCATCCAGCATTTTGCCGATGGTTTTAATCTTAGTTTTGCCTTGGCTATCTTCTTCAGTGTGACTTAGAAGATAGATGCGCTTATGATCTTGGGCGTTGATTGCTGCGTTGAATACATCCCAAGCGTTTCGCCCAATTTCTGTGAATTTATCAAAACTCTTTTCAATGCTTCGGCGCATGAATTCATTTGCCATGACATACTGAAAGTCATCAATAATGATGATTGGACGCTTAGATTTATTAATCACATCGATGATAAATTGCGGGTTGTCAGACACAAGAATCGAACCCTGTTTATTGTCGGGAGTGATGTAGGTCCAGTTCGGTGAGCGAAAAGGCAAAGGTTTTTTGATGACCTGAATTAGCAACACATGCTGCGGGTTCAAGTTTCTCAAACTTGCTGACTTACCAGTACCAGACTGGCCTAAAATTAATGTTGCAATACTCATTATTCATTCCTCATTATTCGTTATCTTTTTATGAAGTTAGCGTCCGTTATAAAGCGAGTTCTTATATGCAATACGCTGATTCGCTGAATAACGCTCACGTTTGAAACATGGGTCGCTAAACATAATTGCTGCGGCTTTACGTCTTTGGAATTTACGTTCGCGCACGAATAGTTCGCGTATCCAAGGCTTTTCAGAATGTTCAGCATCTTCGATCAGATACAAATAACCAGATTTGCTGACACGATAGATTTCACCGCCTTTTTCAACGTATTCGTATGAATACAGGCGCATGCGAAATTCGCCGTTTTCATGGCTGATGAACTGGGTTTTGCGTGGAGTAGAGGTGACCATTAGATAGCCTCCTTGAACATAAACTCAGGAAGCGGAATTGGCTCATCGGCATGAAATGCATCAATCATTTCTTGAGTCAAAACAATTTCTTCTTCATGATCGACTTCATAAAAATTAAGGTTTAAATTTTTGCCAACCCATTGACTGAGAAAATCATTTAGCTCTTTTTTTGCTTCATCGCTTACACGATCCGCACCAGTGTTGTCACATGCATATTCACCACAGTTGTCGTAAATATTGCTGTCATACTGCTCAAGCAAATCATCAGCATCAAGGAAATAAGATTTAGAGCTTAAATCGCGACGAATCCCTGTGAGAAATGTATTGCCAACCTCAAGATCATCACTGTCTTTCATGTCTTGCATAGCTTCTTTGGGATTGTCGTAGCCAGACCAGTTTTCTTCGCCGCTATAACTAAAAATTCGATCACTCATCACACACCCCCAGCTAAATGATTTTTCTCAATATGAGTCGCAATGAGAGTGTTGATATTTCGATGATCATCACGATCTGTGAAGTCGTTGTATTCGTGACCGTTAAGTGATGTAATGCGGTCAATAGCCAAGTTGGTGATTTGAATCACTTGATATTCGGAACCAATTACGCCGTAGTTTTCTTCGCGCTCAGTGAAATCAAAGCTTGTGTAGATAAAGAAACCGTCTAGCTTAATAACTGCTTCACCAGTGTTCTTACTGTTATCAAGCTTGATTGCTGAAACGCCATACTTAGTTGGCTTAGAAATCGGGTAGGTTGTGATTGGTGCAGGTTTTTCAGAAACTAGGGCATAAGCACCAGTTAGACCGAATAGCATTGCAGAACCAAGCGCTATATGCTTCATACGAATCTGAAAGCTTGGTCTATTGTGATTCAATGTGTTTTGTTCCATAATGAACTCCATAACACTTGTGTTGTTGAAGAAAGCCCTGTTTTGATGTGAGAGTCGGCAGGGCTTTTTGCTGTCTTGATGAATTAATTATGCATATTTGCATTATTTAATGCAATACTAAATTATGCAAAAGTGCATTATTTTTTTATTTATGTTTTAATGGACAAAAGAAAACCCACACGGGGTGGGTTGGATGGAGTTTATTGATATGATTGGTATAACAAATAAGAAAAGATTTATAAGTTTAAAGAAAGGTGTGAAAACAGGTTGCATTTTGACTGGTATTATTATTACCAATCCAGATGATTTACCTGAATCTTTATCTCATTTTAAGCCAAAGTTCCTCTCACCAGATGATCAATTAAATCAATATCGTAGCCTAGAAGCTTTACATATAGATCAGTCCCAGCTTGATTGCCGCCATGATGAATCACCATCACAACCTCGAACATTTGACCTTCTAGGCATATCCATTCACCAACCTTCGGCAAGCATTCAAATAACTGTGAATACAATGGTTTTTCGAAACCTTTGGAAATATCTAATACAGAAAGTTCAAGCATAACATCTCCACCCGATCTATTCTAAGGACTGTGTCGGGTTCACAGTTTTAAATTTCTTGTTGTCCTGAAAACTCAATTCTTGATAAATAATCTATTGGTAGCGCCTTCTGCTCACCAGTAAGAGTTTCAAAGTGAATCCAAATTTCAGCACCTTTATTTTCAAAATTGACGCTTGTTAGCTTTACTAGATTGTAAGGTTCAGCATTTCCCATCATTATGATATTGAACCGGTGATCTTCACGTACATATGAAATAAGCATTTGGTGTATAGCCATTTGCTCTCCGCTCGATAAGCATCGATATTCGTGCAACTTGGGATTTTTATTTTTCTTGGGCATTAATGTTTACTCGTCTGAATATTTTTCTAAAAACTCATCCACCCAACCTTGTGCCGCATCCAAATTGGTTATGTCGGCCAGTTTTAAATTTGTGCCTTCAGCTTCATTAAAACCGTCAATGATTGCTTCAAAGATGTTTGCCTCACTAATAACCTCGCGCGCCATTTCAGCAGCATCATAGCTGTGCTTAGCCTTTTTAAGTCCTGTTATCTGCTTATCAATTCCATCGCCAATTTTACCTAAGGCTATTTTGAATTCTTGACGATTGATGGTTAGCGCAGTTTTGGTTTTATTTAATGTTGCGATCATTGATTTTCCTTATTTAATTAGTGGATCGTTAGTTTTGATTATAATTTTTAAAAACATTTCACAAACCATTAATCATTTTGATTCATATAAGAATTTGGGTGCTCTTGCTTGTGTTGACTTGGCGGGACGATATCTGTAATAGCAGTAATACTTTCGACATCATCCATATCAAACGTCAACTTCTCACCACCATTAACGGCCAGTAGATTTAAAACATTGTTATGAATGCCTATAAATTCTTTAATGGTGCATCTGCCATCTTTCAAACAAACCTGAACAAACTCAGTAGGTGTTGGTTCTGCATCAGGGTCACACACAACATACCAGCCAGTTCTGATAGCAGGGTACATTGAGTCGCCAGTTCCTTTAATACCGTAAGCTTTGTCACCAGCAGAGTGAGTTTGAATATAGCCATCCCCAGCATTACCCTCATAACCCATATCAGTGAAGTAGCCATCCATGCCCATCTTTGAGTAGGCTTTAACTGGAACCCACTTCTTATTAATTATTAACGGTTTTTCAATTATTTTTGAAAATAACACAGCATCTTCACTGTCGGGAATGTTGTATTGTTTTTTGAAGGCTTCAATATCAAATTTATTAAATTCTACTTTCGGCACATCTGTCTTACTTAAATCTTTGTCAAACAAATCACTTACAGATACTCCAGCCCATTCTGCAAAAGGCTCAAGAGTAGAACGTCTTGGGTCTTTAGTTGCACCAGTCTGAATGCGGAATATTGTCGACTGTTTAATCCGTGGGTTTTTTTGCTCAAGCTCATTTGGGTTGGTTTTGTGCTTGTTCAAGAAAAAATCAATGTTTGAAATTAAGTAACTCATAAATGTACAGCCATTGGTTTATCACTATTTTATGCGAAAAAGCATAAATAAAAAGTAATAACTCATTTATGCATTGACAATTATGCAATTGTGCATAAAATAATAAAAATAAGGTTTGAGGTAATCAGAAATGACTCTAAAAGAGAAAATTCAATTTCTGCATTCAAAAGGGTATTCGCAACAAAAAATCAGTGAAGAAACAGGAATAGCACAGAGTTCTGTTTCACGGATTTTGAAAGAAACCCAACAGAGTGTTCAGTACGAAAAAGGCAAAGCATTAGATAGCTTAATTGAAAAGCTAAAAAATCAAGCATTAACCGCTTAGATCCAACCCTAGATCAAGTATCAATTATTTGCTTTTAAAAATAAATGTGAAAGAAAACAAGGATTTCACAATGAATGAACTGAAATTAAGTAAAGAGGCACAAACAGCGCTTTTCCAGATGATTAACAACTCGGAAAACTGCGGGCCGAAAGATATTGCTATGGCAATCGGT